CTAACACCTCAACCGTCAACTGGCGGATGACAGTTAGTCGTACAGGCGCCTATTACACTCATAACCATCAAGGAGATAGTACGCTATCTCTTAGCTTAGATGGCCAAAATGTGCATAGTAGCCGTCCAACATGGCAAACCTCAGGAGAGGAGTACACTCTGGCTAGTGGTTCAAGTACAATCAGCCACAATGCAGATGGGACTAAAACGCTTCCTATTTCTTGTGCGTTCAATCCGAATAACGGTCTGCATGGGACTATCACAGTATCAGCTAGTCTCAGCTTGACAACTATACCACGCTCTAGCTCTGTAAGCGTGAGCGCTGGAGTTATTGGTAGTTCGGTTACTATCAACATCAACCGTCAGAGCTCCAGCTTTAAGCATACAGTGCGCTATGCCTGGGCTGACAAGTCAGGGACGATTGCAAGCAATGTAGACACATCCACCAGCTGGACGATCCCTCTTGACTTTGCCAATGACATCCCAAACTCCGCAAGTGGGACTGGGACAGTCTATGTAGATACCTACTCAGGCTCTACCAAGACTGGAACACAGTCAACCACATTCACGGCAAGCGTGCCAGCAAATGTAAAACCCACATTTACAGGAGTTTCCCTGTCGGACCTAAATAGTGCGGCTCAAAACCTCATCCCTAAGTCTGACACGTTTATCCAGGTCATCTCTAACATCAAAGTAGCGTTTAATGGTGTAGCTGGTTCTTACGGCTCATCCATCACAGGATACTATGCTGAAATTGTTGGCAAAAACCAGTCCACAAGCTCAAACGGTGGGAGCCTAGGCATTATGAACTATAACGGCACCATCAAAATCAGAGCAAGCGTCTCTGATAGCCGTGGTAGATGGTCTGATACTAAAGAGGTATCTGTAACCGTGCTTGAGTATTTCGCTCCAGCTCTTAGCTTTAGCATCGCTAGAACAGGATCAACATCAAGCACCTTGACGGTCACTAGAAATGCTAAGATAGCGCCTCTGGCTGTCTCAGGGAGTCAGAAAAACACAATGTCGCTGACTTTCAAGGCTGCTAGGCTTGGGACTGCTAACTTTCAAGTAGACACAGGACCAGCCACTGGATCCTGGACAAGTATCTCAAGTCTAGTCAATTCACAAGCCAATCTTGCTGGCAATTATCTAGCTAATCAATCGTGGGTTGTAATCGGAACGCTCGAGGACAAATTCACACGGTCTGATTTCATGGTCAACGTGGCCACAGAGAGCGTAGTTTTGTCTTATGATCGGTCAGGGGTTGGGGTCAACAAAATCCGTGAACGTGGGGCGCTGGATGTAAAGGGTGATATCTATGCGAATGACAATCCTATCCAACAGTATCAAATCACTGACAATAACGGATGTGGGAAGATCATCAAACAGGATTTTAATTCCATGAAAAATACTGGTTTTTGGTGGATAGACGGCAACTCTCAAAATAATCCATTTGGGGCTTGGGGGATGTTAGAAGTATTCAGACCTAACCCTAATTCTCAGGAATGTATTCAACGTTTCACCACATCGTTTGGGTATATAGCAGTTAGAGAGAATGGCTTTGATAATAACTGGAGGCCATGGCGCTATCTAGTCCAGCAATCAAAATCCACTAACAACTCTGACTATGTAGCTTTGTCGAAAACAGAAAGCAATCCGACAGCCTGGCAAAATGCCAATTTACAAAATGGGTGGAGTCATCATGGGGACTATGGAAATGTCCAATTTTCAAAAACTTTTGACGGCATTGTTTATTTAAAAGGGACTTGTAAAGGTGGAAAGACTGCCCGTGAGTCAATCATCTTTACTTTACCTGAAAATTTCAGACCATCCACAACATTATTTAAGACCGCACTAAACAATGATTATGGTTCTGCAGTTATCGGAATCTATCCAAGCGGTAACGTAGTTGTCAAGGGGAATGTTGACGCCACTTGGCTCAACTTCGATAATGTTTCATTCAAAATTTAAAAAGGAGGAAATATGAAACTAGAATATGGTTCAAAATCACAAGAATTTGATGCGAGCGGAAAAGAATCCGCTACAAAGGTTACGTTAGTCAATTCAGACGGTGCTATCGTACCTATCTTGCTATCAGCGGACAAAATCGGTTTGTCAAATACGGAGCTGTTTGAAATGGCTCTTGAAGCTCTGTATCAGGAAAATTTCCCTCAGCGTGCTGAAAAGGAGAAGTTTAACCAGGTAGAGGCGCAACTCAAGCAAAATAAAGAAATGGCAACTAAGGTAGAGCAAGCGACCGTAGAGAATAAGGAAAATCTTGATACAGTCTCAGCTATCACTGAGGTTCTCATCGCTTTGGCTATTTCTCAAAACGGGGGCATGCCTACTTATGCTTATTCTAAGGTAGCAGCATTTGTTAAGCCACTAGTCAAGAGTACACGCTACTCAAACGGAGACATCATTGCCATGCCTTACCCATTTGATACCAATCCGAAATGGCCAAAAGGCACACAAACCATCTTAAAGTTTCAAATGCAAGCCACAGAGGGCTATACCTACAAGGAGCAAGCACTATCTGATATGCTGCAGCAAGGTGTACTTACTGTGGTCATGCCTCGTATTGATTAGACAAGGGGGAGGTTATGACATGGGTTGATATCTTTGAAAAAATGATACACGCTATTGCTCAACTTGCTCCCACAATTGGAGTCATCGCTACTGGCTGGTTTGGAATGCGTGCTAGTAAATCAGGAGATTTGAACAAGAGACAATTTAATGACCTAAAAGATGAGCTAGGCACCATCCAATCATCAGTGAATGACATTCGAGTTGTCGGAGAGGATAACAACAGGAAGATAAGTGAAGTTAACGATAAGCTAGTAGTACATGATGAGGCTCATCTAGTCACAATGTATCTGAGACTTGAGCGTGACATCACGACCGCTCTGAAGCGTGGTTATACAACGGTTCATGAATCGGATATCGTTCACAAAATGCACTCTAGCTACAAGAAGTTAGGTGGGAATGGGCGCATTGATGCCCTGTTTAACAAATACTTAAATTTAGAAATTGCGGAGGAAAACACACATGCAACAAATTACTGAAATTATCGTAGCTTCAGCTACTGGAATCTTGACTGTTTTGGCTGGTATCGCAGTCAAAGCGGTCAAGGACTACCTGATTCAAAAAGGTGGAGAGAAGACCATCAAGATTGTAGAAATCTTGGCCAAAAATGCGGTCAATGCGGTCGAGCAAGTCGCTTCAGAAACAGGCTATAAAGGTCAAGAAAAGCTGGAGCAAGCCCGCACTAAAATCCGTGCTGAGCTGACCAAATACAACATCAGCATGACCGACAAAGACCTCAATACATTCGTCGAGTCAGCAGTCAAGCAGATGAATGATGCGTGGAAAGGGGAGTAATAATGGTAGAAATCATTAATCATACAATTTTTAATGGTATCGCAGGGGCACGTCCAACCGAAAGCCCTAAATACTACATCATGCACAATGATGCTGGGAAAAAGAGCGCTGAGAGCTATGTAGAGTGGCTCCAGTCACGATACGACAACGGGAAATCAGAGCTTGGCTTTGCTCATTATTACATCACAAGGGATGCAATTGCTCGAGTGGAGGACACTTACAACGGTTCTTGGAGTGCTGCGAACTACGATGCGAACATGAACTCGATTAGCTATGAGGTATGCCAACAATTAAGCGCATCAGATGCTGAGTTTATCGAAAATGAAAATATGGTATTGCGCCAAATGGCAGAAGATATGACCTATTATGGTGATACTCCGAATTATCGCAATATCAAGTTCCACAATGAATTTTCTAGCACTTCATGCCCTGCCCGGTCCCTTGAATTGCACGGTGGCTATAATGACAGCTTGCGTGACTATGTGATTGCTAAAATCAAGCATTATCAGTCGCTCGGTTCAACTGTTCAAGAAATGCTTGCAAAAGAAGGCAATCAAGAAGGTTGGAAGAAGAATGCGACTGGTTGGTGGTATGTCAACGCAGATGGCTCATATCCAACTGATAAATGGCAGAAGATCAACAATGTTTGGTATTACTTTGACGGCAACGGCTATATGAAAGCTAACACATGGCACAAGCATTCAGATGGGTACTGGTATTACTTGCTTCCTAATGGCGCAATGGCTACTGGCTGGGCTCTTATCAGTAACAAGTGGTATTACTTCAAAGAAACTGGAGTCATGGCCACTGGCTGGGTGAAATACAAGGAACATTGGTATTTCCTCGATACCAAAGATGGCGATATGAAATCCAAACAGTTTATCAAATCAGCAGACGGCTCTGGATGGTACTACCTCAACTCAGACGGTACAATGGCAGACAAGCCAGAGTTTACAGTTGAGCCAAACGGGCTTATTACTACAAAATAAAAATAGAAAGACTTTCAAATTAGATTACA